ATATCTGATTGAGCTTATCTGTTTGAATGTCAATCCCAAACTTGGCCCACGGTTCTGGTCATCTGATACTGGAAAATATTGGGGACCAAAATTTCGCCGCGAAGTCAAGGGTGTTGATAATGTGTCTCAGTTATTGAATTTCGACGATATTCTTATGCAAACAGCCCTGATCGAAATTATCAAAGAACGCAACATCAAAGCACTAACATACAAAAAGACAGTTGATCGTGTTGCGCGATTAGCTCGACAACGACGAGATCGATTAGCACAAAAGCGCATGGAACTAAGCAGGAAACAACAACCAACGGCTATTGATGCTAGAAAAAATTCGACCTTTGTAGACACCGGTGAGAAAAACACATTGGCTAAAATCAGAGAAGCTGAGAATGGCTCAAAAGAAACCTCAGGTAGATAGCGAATCTCTAGATGCTTTTTTGACCAGAATACACGGAGAAGGTATCATTGCGCCAGCGGCTAAGGCTCTATCGCCGAGATCAAGAAACGTATTACACACCCCTCTGTCTTTGGATATAGCCTTGAGTGGTGGAATACCAGATGGAACCATTTGTCTTATCACCGGTAAACCAAAGGGCGGGAAAACTACTCTGTGCTTAGAATTGCTTAGGAATGCACAACTACTTGATAGGCCAACATTCTATATCAATATTGAAAGGCGATGCACACCAGAACTATTATCTACAATCCAGGGACTTGATCCAGAGAAGTTGCAAGTGATTCCACATCAAATAGACAAGCCACTGACAGCGGAAGATTATCTCAACATCATTGAACGAATTGCAAAAACCCAGAAGAGAGCCGTGATTGTTGTGGACAGTATTGCAGCGCTAATGACCGAGCAAGAAGAATCGACACTGATTGGTTCTAATAAGGATATGGCCGGACCTGCGAAGTTGTTATCTTCATTCTTCAGGAGAGCGCAGCAAATCATAGATGCAAATGATGTTATCATTATTTTCATTTCTCAAATGATTAGTAACCGCGAACCCCGTGGGCCAAAGTACGTAGAGAAAGGTGGCGTTGCAGTCCAGTACGCCTGTTCTGTCTGGCTGAAGATAACCTGGACCCAACAGTGGGAAAGAAACATGGAGACAAATGCGCCTGATGGACATGACATGCACATTACGGTACAGTCGTCGGCGATGGGTAGACCACTATTACCGTGCGTTCTTCCATTGCGGTATGGCATTGGAATCGATGTGGTCAAGGACATTGTAACTACGGCAGAAAATCTGGGATTAATCGAAAAGGCTGGTGCATGGTATTCAATACCTATGTTCGGATACAAAGATAAAAACAGTGGTGAAATTATAGCACCAAAATTCCAGGGACTTGCACGGTTATCGAATTTTCTCAAAGGGCACCCAGACAAGCTAAAACAGCTTGAAGCAGAGATAAGGGACATTGTGCTTCCGCAGGAGAAGAAAGATGAGTGATATACGAAAAGGACTAGAATGGCTGCCTTGTCCCCTGACTTTGACAACGAGTGAGGCCGATCGGAAATTGTTGATCGAGGCATATCAACACGCTAACGAAACCAGTCCCGATCCTAATACGAAAAATGGTGCCGTTTTAATCGGCAAAGAAGGGGATATATTAACATATGGGGTTAATCGTTTCCCGACCGGTGTTGCAGAGACGGAAAGCCGTCTGACAAACAAAGAGACCAAGTATCGGCTGGTCGTTCATGCAGAAAACGGAGCGATTTTCAACGCAGCCCGCCATGGAAAGATAGTACATGGTGCCACACTATACTGTCCATTCTATGCATGTTCGGAATGTGCAAAAGCGATCATCCAGGGTGGTGTTATTCGGGTGGTTGGTCATGCCCAACTGATGGTACTTGCGTCGGGACATACTACCTGGGTGAAGTCTATTACTGATGCATGGGACGTATTACATGAGGCTGGGGTGCAGTGCGACTTGTATGATGGAGTTGTCGGAATCACAACAAGATTCAATGGTCAAGATATCCCGGTGTGACATGGAAGTAAGACTACTCAAGGGCGGTACCGCTAAACTACGCCTGAGCAATAAGCGGCTTCGAACCAAAGGGAAATCGAAGTCGCAATTTCAGTATGAAGTGGGGCAGCGATTGGTGGCTGAGTACCCACATGACGTTATTTTTGAGGAAGTCCATGTTCCAGGTGATGGATTCATACTCGACTTTTTCATACCATCTATCGGTCTCGTGGTAGAATGCCATGGACGACAGCATACTGAGCATGTTAAGCATTTTCATAAGACCAAGGTGGATTTTCACAAACAGCAGGATACTGATCAGAGGAAACGAGATTTCTGTAAATTAAATGGATTTAGGCTTGTCGAGATTTATGATGAGTGAAAAACAAATTATTAATCTTATTGGAAAAAGATTCGGTAGATTGATTGTTATTAAACGAATGCAACAAGATCGATGGAGGAATTATAAATGGTTATGTCAATGTGATTGTGGGAAACAAAAAATAGTCAGAAGTGGTAGTTTGAGAAGTGGTTATACACAAAGTTGTGGTTGTTTGCAAAAAGAAAGATGCGCCGTGAGCCACACTCGCCATGGTCATAAGACTAAAGAAAAAACATCCAAAATTTATAGGATTTGGGAAGCCATTCTTAGACGATGTAAAAATCCAAATTATCATGAGTATAAATATTATGGTGGTAGGGGGATTAAAGTTTGTGAAAGATGGAAAAAATTTGAAAATTTTCTCACAGATATGGGGAAACCACCAACTAAAAATCATTCTATAGATAGAATTAATAATGATAAAGATTATTGTTTAGAAAATTGTAGATGGGCTACTAAAAAAGAACAACAAAGAAATAAAAGGAATAATCATTTAGAGACTTTTAATGAGAAAACTAAATGTATTGCTGAATGGGCTGAAGAATTTGGTATTCCAGATGGAACATTAAGAGCAAGATTGAAATATGGTTGGTCAATTGATAGAGCTTTAACAACTCCGGTTAAAGCTAGGGGTAAATTATGAATAATCTAACAAATAGAACAACGATATATAAAACTCAGTTGGATCAATGGATACAAACTCTTGGATTACCACAATATAAACCATCAAATACAGAAATTGAAATGATTATTCAATTAACAAGAGACAAATTGAGAGAGAGATCATCTATAGAGTTATCTGAAGATGCAGTTATGTTAGCACAATATTCTTTTTTTTTTTACAACAGAAAGCTAATGAATGCCAAACATTTTTGAAATGGTCAAATCAGATAGTTAACCATTTACTTGGTGACGATAAGCCTAAGCTAAATCAATGGGTACGACAGGCTGAACTGAGGCTAGAGCGGATACAATATCTCGCTCGTCGGATAGAACTGGTGGGACAGAGCATCAGCGGTTTAGTCCGTGCAAGATACAATGAAGGGAGCAACCGATGAGTCCACTCGAATACATCGAAGAGGGAATCAAAGAAGGTGACTGGGAAAAGGTCTGTAAGGGATATGAACGGCTGACGGGCACTGCCCTGCCTTTGCCAGTAGATCGACCGGGAGAAGTGCGGAAAGCCCATGAAGCTCTACAGCAAATAGTCACTATCGCTTCCGAGATTCTGCCTGTTGGTGAGACAGTGGTGCAATGGACCATGGTTGAGCCAGAGAAAAAGAAACGGGGTCGTCCCAAGGGGAGTGGAAAGAAAAAAACCAAGAAGAAAGTTACCATCGAGGAAGATGATCCGACACTACAATTGGATGACAATGCGAAAACGGCAGTGCAGAAGGAAACTGGTGGCACTCGACTGATTACCAACGAGCCTGATCCAGACGAAGTAGAAAAGAACAGGGTTAAAGCCGAGAAGGCAAAGAAAAATAAGGTCCAACTGGGTCGCATAGCAGCACGCAAATACAAGGTCAAATGCAACGAATGTGACGGAACGTTTGAGTCAGACCGCAAATGTGGCGAAATAGGTCAAAAGTGTCCTGCGTGTCTCAAGAAAAAAAAGAGTAGGTTCTCTTAATGGGCGCAAAGGCAAACGCAATTCTACAAGATGCGGGCATGGAGCGGGCAGTCCTAGCTGGGATCACCACGCACGGTGCCGACTGCTTCTTTGAGGTTGAAGACATTCTTGGTGTCAAGGACTTCTATTGGCCTTGCAACCAAGAACTATTCAACATCTTGTCTCACTTGGTACACCACGAAGATGCAAAAACATTCGACATCCCCAATATACAAACAGCGGCCAAAGTGCTAGGACACAACGATTTTGTCA